ATTTGCCAACACGTTTCATACCCAGTGTTGCGTCCTGTTAAGGATAGTGGCAATCATGTCTCTGCTACTGCTCAGAAGTTCCTTCCCTGCGACACGGAGTCCAGTTATTGGGTACCTAGTTTAACTTGCCGGTACAGGCATTATCAGTAGTGTCTTAGTGGCTAGTGCCAATTTAAATTTTGTTTATGATATGTGATCCGTGGACGCGAACGGATATTTGGCCATTGTAGTAATCTGTTGTTTCTAAAACTTTTCTATCGAATTGTTCTTTTGCTTCTAAGTATGAAGTATGAGCCTTGGATGTGCAGTAGTGTAAAATCTCACGAGTGAAATTTTCTTTGCCTAGTGTGGTAACGTCTTTAGATAATTCATCACTACTCCCGTAGTAATCTCTCCAGTCAGAATCAACCTTTGAACGAATTTTCTTTTTCTTTTTAATGCCATTTTTTTGCTTGACAACCTTGTAACTTGTCTTTGCAAACTTTGCCAATTTTTTGCCTATGTATTTGCGGCCTGTGACTGTATTGGTAATGAGATAAACAAAACCAACACAGTCCTCAGGAAGTTCTTCTATTAAAGCACCTTGGTAAAGCCATGTCATCAGTTTTTATTTAACTGATAACGCCGCTTTCTCTTCGGTGATTTCTTTACGACGTTGCTTGACAAGTTTGGCAACTTCTTGCAATGCCTTACGAGCACGGCCAGCGGCTGCCTTAACTTTTTTAGTCGTGAACTTTTCGTTTTCTTCAATATACAATTGGAATTGTTTAACAAGTTCTTCTTGTGTATTGATTGGAGTTGTGTTTTCTTCTGTCATAATTTTAAGCCTCTACCATTTCTATATCTGTATTGAATGTTGTAAAGCCATTCTCTTTTACTACTTGTAATATGTTATTTACACGCCCCACCAGTTCATCACGGTGGCTGATTAAGAAGATATTTTTCCGATTTTCTCTAGACATCTTTTTAAGGATACCCAAAGAATTATCAACACCATTGGCGTCCATACCACTGTCAATCATTTCATCAATAAACAACAAATTGATTGGCCTATTTAAACTTTCATAGACATCTCTAAATGCCCACGACAAGCCTAAAATAAGTCTATTACGTTCACCTCGACTCAAGTTATCAAAATCAAACTCTTGTCCAAGTTGTGTAATATCTACTTCTAAGTCACTGCGGAATTTTACTTCATGCGGTAAACTCAGCTTTTCAAGATAATATGCCAGTCTGTGATTCAAGTAACTCAAGTTCTGTTCAATAATACGCTTACGAATAAAACTATCCTTACTGGTCAACAGTTTAAGCAAAAACTCTTGATGTTCATTTAACTTTGTCAATCCATTAATACTGTCAAAGTTAATTTCTTCCAAAGCACTGATTTTCAAATGTTCTGCTTGTTCAACATAAGGATCAATGTCTAGTGCTCTACGTTCAAATTGATCCTGTGCTGTTTCCAATGTGCTCTTATGATTAACTGCATCATCAATATTACTATAACGAACAGTTGGTGCTCTTCCCAGCTTACCTAAACCGGCAATGTCTTCTGTAACTTTAGCTAATGCAGATTCTTCTTTTGCTAGATCTTCTTTTAGACTAGCAACAGCACTGTGAATCTCTGCCATCATTTCTTCTTGCTTAGTGTCGTGAATGTCTTGACCACAAGCATGACATTGATGTGCTTCTGCTTTAGTTTTAGCACTTTCCAATTTCAATAAATTATTTTTTAATATTTTGATTGCACTTTGATGTGCTGCCAAATCTTTATTATATCGTTTTAATTCTTTTTCGTTGGCCTGCCATAATGCCAGTGCCTTATGATTTTCTAATTCCACTGCAATATCAATGTTCATTAGTTCATTAATACTGGCAGCAAGTTTTTCTAAATCGTCTTGTTGTTTCGTTTGCCAAAGACGACTACGACGTTCCAAATCTTCAATAGAGGTTTTAATTTTAGTGTTTGCATCACCAATGGCTTTGATTCTATATTCTTCTTCTTTGATTGCATCTTTAGTGTTCTTTATTAAATCTTTAAGCAAAGTTGCCTTTTCACTGAGTTGAGTAATGCCCAATAACTGTTCAATAATATCTCTTTGGTCATTGGTTTTTAAACTAAGAAAAGGTTCTGTGTAAGTGTTGAGAGCAACAATATGTTTGAACATATCGTGACCCATGCCAAGTATACGTTCAATGTCTGCCTGCGTCTCTTTGTTTTCACCTTGCTGTTCTTCAGTCTCAAGACTGTCGGTTTCCTTGTCATCAACAATGAAACGCAAGACATTAGGTTTACGTCCACGTTCAATACGATAACTATGTCCTTCGCAATCAAACTCACAAGTGACTAACATATGCTTGTTGTTAGTTTTATTGATTAAGTTATCTTTACGAATATTAGTTAAAGCATTACCATATAATACATAGCTCAATGCATTGACTATGGTGGTTTTACCAGTACCATTACGACTACCATCACCACCAAGATCCATGTTATTACCTAAGACTAAAGTAAGACCATGTTGGTCAAATTTCAATGCTTGTGTAACATTGCCCACGCTGAGAAAGTTTTTAACTGTAAGAGTTTTTAATTTAATCATGAATATATATTATACGTGAAGTCCGTTGTAAATGTCAATCAGTGTTTGGCAATCTACCACTTCACTTTCAATGGCTGTGAGTTGTTGTATAACGATTTGATCCACAGATTCAAAATGAACATCACCGCTCCAATCCTGTGCATGTTCTTCTCGTTTAGCTGGAATCAAACTAATCTCACGTAATTTATATTCTTCCTGCCAACTTTCTTTTAAGAAGTTTGCTTCTTCAAAACTAATGTCAGCATCGCAGGTAACACGTAAAAATGAATTAGCATCCATGTATTTTGTTGGATCATCAATCAATCTTGTAAGATCAATAGTTTTAAATTTTGGAGCATTAGGCCAAGCAATATATTTTGGTTGTCCACCAAACTCAAGAACCATCATACCACGATCATCATCCCAAGCATCAGCATAGTTGTGTGGGAAAGCATTACCAATGTAACTGACATTACCGCTGTGTTGTCTCATATGGAAATGTCCAGAAAAAACTTTTTCTTGATTAGGGAAGTGCCCACTATTCAATCCACCATGATCCGGCATGGCAACATTGGCATTCATTTTAAAGTTAGGAAGTTCGAAATGACCAAACACATAGCGACTCTGCAATCTCTTCATGCTTGTCCACTCCTCACCAACTAACCACGGAACAAGACTAACGTCTCCTTCAGTGTAAATGTCATTTACCAAAACTACGTTTTTTTGATTTTTGATAAATGGAATACTTGTCAAGTCACGTTTCTCACGATAATATAAATCGTGATTGCCAGCAATGAAAAAGAAACGTTCAAAGTGTTTGCTGATATAATCAATGGCTTCAACCGTATAGTTCAATGTACTGACATTGACAGTGGCACGATGATGATGCCAGTCGCCCATAAAGATCGCTGTGTCACAATCTTGTTTTTTTGCTTCGGCGCAGAACCACTTAACAAAACCCATGCAATCATCATTATGGGCTTTGCTGTTTTGTCTCATACCAAAGTGAATGTCTGTGAAGACTGCTGCCTTCTTAAACATATCTGCCATATTATTCCTTACTTGGTTTTAATGCATTGGCCTTTGCAGCCTTGTCTGCTTTGCGTTTTGCTATTGCTTCTTGCCACAACAAATCGGCATTTTTATTAATCTCTTTTATTATTCTTTTGTCTTTAGCCGAAGTTAAACTGTCTAAACTTCTGTCTTTAGTCCTAGTTACTGCTAACTTTTCTGTACCAGTAATATGATGATCAATTATTTTACCTTTTGACATTGATTAGAAATCCTCTGTTTTAAGATTAGCGATACGTTCACGTTCGTCGCGCATCATTGTTTCGTGTTCAAACTGTCTAGTGAAACTTGGACTGCTGCCTGTTTGAATTAACAAGTCATCTCGTATCATTTGATTTTTCTTTTCAATGTTTAAAATACGTGTAAAGCTATTGTCAATGGCTGCTGTATAATAAGCAAATGGATTTTGTGATTTTGATTCATCAAACTGTAGTCCAATCTGACTTAGTTGTAGCAATGCTTGAGAGCGCATCTCGTCTACATAAGTATAGCCACGCCAGTTAAATCTCATGCTGTAACGTTCGCAGAGTAGCATATAGCTCTTGGCTAATTTTTTTGTTATTTCACCATCCAAACAAAATTCTCCAGTTTCGACATCACCTCGCCAGTGACTTTTGCCTACACATACAAGTTTGTCTTCTCCGTCAATGGTTTCAAACTTAAAATGTTGAAATGGGGGGAAGTTACATTTACTGTGATGATCTCCTCGATTCTTGGGAGTTTTTTTACGTCCTGGTTCAAGTGGAACATGATCATGTGTCATAATTCTAAATATGACATCAGTTTTTAAGACTTTTTTGTAGTCAATTTCAACTTCTGCTAGTTTAGTTTTTGGATTAATCTTTTGAGCTTCTGCCAATGCTAATTGACTGAGGCGCAGGGCCTTAGTTCGTTTAGCATCAGCAATAGTTCTGATATTGATTTTATCCACACTAGGTAAGATCAAATCGTAGTCACAATATTCCGGTTTGGAATAACTACTGTACTTGTTCTTACTTAAATGAATTTCTTTTAACAGTTCTTTATTAGTAAGATACTGTTTTGCTAAGGGGTTTGCTTGTGATGTTGCCATAGAGTAATAATAACACATTTTTATTACCGATGTCAAGTCTTTTTCATTATAACTATACATTATTTTGCCATAAATACTAGTATGAGTGTATATTTAAAAGCAACCAATCCTATAGGCGGACTTGACAAATTAGTATTTCCGTTCACGCCTCAGATTGAGTATAGCACTGATGTCAAGTATGATATGTATAATACCACACATACAAATTATCAATTAAATGGATATACTAGAACCGACAACCCAGTTATTGGCATGACTTGTAAGTTCAGTGCTCACACAACTGAGCATTTTAAAATCAGTGAATTTGCACTTCGTTTTCTGCGAACTTATACTAAAATGAATTATGGTAGACAGGATAATGACAGAGGTCAACCTCCCAGAATACTAAGATTTTTTGCACATGGCAATAGTCTATTTAATAATGTTCCAGTGGTAATTAATAAATTTTCAATGACATTTCCCGAAGATGTTGATTATGTAAAAGGAACAATTGGAAGTACTGGAGATTCAATAACTAAAACGGATGTAGTGAGATCAACACAGGTTCCCAGTGATCAGTTGGCAAAAAAACAAGTAAGTGAAAACAGTGTAAACGGTGAAATATATTTACCAATTTTATTTTCAATTAACATCGGCTTGCTAATGCAACAAAATATGTATAATGCAGTCACCGAATTTAAGTTAGAAGATTTTGCTCTAGGAAAATTAAGTAGCAAAGGATATATTTAATCATGCAAGGTAAATCAAAACCAATTTACAATAATCGAAGTTTTCTTAAAAACACTGAGTACAAAAACTTTTATCTAGACACTAGCAAATTACCACCAGTGTCACTAACAGTGGGTGATCAAGTACAGGTTCCACCTGAATGTGAAAATAGAATTGATCTGTTTAGTTATCAACAATATGGTTCTAGTAGATTATGGTGGGTCATTGCACTGGCCAACGCTGATATTATCAAAGATCCCACTTGGGATTTTAAATCTGGTATGATAGTATTTGTTCCTCGAGATGCGAATTTAACTTCTAGCACAGGAGGAATCTAATGACTACGCCGGTGTCGAGTCTTTTTGGACCAAGAGAATTGTTCGGAAGATCGTATCATCAAGGTATTGATTATGCAACTCCTATTGGCAGTCCTATATATAATAATAAAGAATTAAGAGTGGTATATGCAGGTGAACAAAAAGGATTTGGTAATGTGGTCAGAGCCGTTGATAATCAGGGAACAGAATATATATTTGGACATTTAGATAGTATACCACAGGGAACCAAATTTGGTGCTACATTACCAGCCGGAAGTCTTATTGCTCACACAGGAAACTCTGGAGATAGCACTGGAGCACATCTACATTATGAAATAAGACAAGGTAGACCTCCCAAATCAGTTGATCCACTAACTACTATAGATCCTACAACTGGTAAACCTTATGAATATAATGCTACATTTGAGCAAGGTGGTTCATCATTGAGAAACAGCACAGCAAAGAAAGATCCAAATTACACTGCTCAAGGAAAAGATTCTGGTCAAGTACCTTCAGTAGATGCCAGTGGCAGAAGAAATTCTGCAGGAGATCAGCGTGTTCAAGGTAAAGATACTGCTCCTGCGTTAAAAGGACAACAGCCAGTTATGCCAAGAACAAGTCCAAGAACTGTGACAATTAGAATAAATCCTTTATTGAAATTAGGCGACAAATAATGGCACATACATATTATACACGATTAACATTAGTACACCCTCAGGCAGCAAGTTTATTGGATCCTAGAATGGGCGTAGTCATTGCTGAAACAGCAACAACTGGTAGATTTATATTGTCAGATATGTCATGGGAAAGTGCAGTAAGTCCAAATGCACTTACAACTGTGGCATTCAATACCACTGGTGATTTAAAAATTATTGAACCTTTGGGCATGAGTTTATTTGATTATATTCGTGCCGCGGCCTTTGAAGTGGGCATAGAAAATCACATTGATTCTAGATTCTTATTGGAAGTGGAAATATTAGCAGAAGACTTTCTTAGTGGCAAACAAGATAGTCCTTACAAATATATATGGCCCATTATGTTCATTGCCAGTGAAGTTAAAAGTAGTCTCACTGAGCGAGGCACAGAGTATAATATTAAATTTGCACATACTGGGGGTCATGCACAAACTGATCTGGTACAACCAATTAAAGAAACTACAACCATTAAAGGTGTTAAAAATCTTAAAGAATATTTTGAAAAACTTCAGCAAACATTAGAAGAACGAGAATTTAAATATGCTGCCGCAAGACAAAAAGCAGGTGGCAAAGATGTACCAGGTGGCAAAAATCCTGCAAGTAAAGATGATTATCATGACGAGTATCACTTCATATTAGAACCGCGTTTGGAAGATCCTGGTTATGAACTTACAACTAAAGGTCCTGCGGATAAAGGTGTACAAGGTGCATGGGATATTAGAAATTTATTCACAACTAAAATTTGGAACATAACTACTCGTCCTGGAACAACCATCATGCAACAGATAACAAATGTCATGATGAGCTGTAAAAAGATTTCAGATTTATTGCCTGGTAGACCAAAACCTGCAACTGCTGATGCCAGCGGAAGCAGTGATCGTAGCACTAAAAATATGAAAGATATGTTGGGAACAGTTTATCAATTCTTTAGGGTAGAAACTTACAGCGTTTATAAATTGTATGATTATATCAGAGGACGTTATGCAGTAAAGCATGTATTCTTAATATATTTGGCTGATCAGCCAAATATGTTTCAATATCCTGATGAAATAGATTTGTTAAACAGTTTAAGTAACAAAGATAAAGTTGAGCTAAAATTAAAATATTATATTCAAGAAGGTTTATTAGAAAAAATTTATTATCATAATTACACTGGTTTGAACAGTGACATATTAAAAGTAGATCTACAGTTTAATCAAACTTATTCGTTGCCTACATTTGCACAAGTTTGGGCAGATTATGGAACCGCAGGTCCTGGTATGATGAATATACAAAACTATAATAAACGTACCAGTGCATTTGTGCATAGAGATGATAAAGGTGTTAGGGTTGCTATTGCTGATTTAAGAGCTGCCAAGGCCAATAATCAACAAGCACTCAAAGACATGCAAGACGACAAAGGTAATTTAAAAGATATTACTTCTACTGGAGCACAAAAAATTCAACGTAGAAAAGACTATGAAGCGTTGCAAAAGAAAATAAAAGACATTGACAATGAATTAAAAAAACGAGAACAAGAATTAGCAACTATTAGTATTCCTGCTAAACAAGCAAACGCAATTAATAGTAGAGCAGAATTATTAGATGCTCTTAAAGGAAGCTATGCCGAAGACATTGATTTTGTAGATATTTTAGAAAAACAACAAGCCATTGATTTCCCTAGTCTTCGTGCTAGAATGGAAATAAGTGCCATTGACGAATCCATAGAAACCATACATTCTGAAAATGAACGTCTCATGGAAAAGATTTTTGCAGTTCAATTAAGCCCTAGAGATTTAATGGAATTAGAATTAGAAATCATTGCAGATCCTTATTGGCTGGGTGTTCCAAATGTTATTCTTCAAGGTAAAATAAATTTAGATAAAATAAAATTTCCTGAAAAAACTTCAAAGGCAATTAAAGGCAAACTAAATGAAGTAATGCCTAAAATAGATCCTAGCTGGAATAATAAAACGCCAGTTTGGGGTAACTATGGTGTGGCGCAGAAATATGCAGGTAGTTCATTGATTTACTTTAACACTCAAGTACCTGACAACAAATTTGATAAAAACGATATGCTGATATTCAATCCCAACGATCAAATTGTGGGTATATACATGGTTAAATTTGTAACTAATGAATTTAAAAACGGTTTATGGACACAAAAATTAAAAACAGTTAGAGATCCAACTATTCCCAGTTATGTGCTACCTCGAGGTGTAACTAATGAAATGGCATTCGAACAATATATGAATGATGTAATAGAAAGCCCAGTAAGAGCCATTGACAAATTAAATGAGTTGAAAAAAGAAGCAGAAAAAGAAAGAGACAGAGAAAAGGGCACAGCCAACATGGCACCAGTTCCTGGTACAGAACCTCCTAAGAACACAAAGTTAAGTACTAAAATGAGTGATGCTTTATCAAAACAAAAAGAATTATTGGCTGCAGATCCTGCTCCACCTGTCAATGACCCGGTTGCGGCAGCAAAAGCATTGATGAAAGCGCCAGGTTCTACAATGAGTAAATATGAAGCATATGATATTGCTAAAGCCAAGTACATTGAGGAAGTCAATGCAAATGCGGCACACATGGAAAAAATAAACAAACAGGCCTACGATGAAGCAAATGTCACTAATGTTAAACCTTATGATGCTAAAACAATATCCAGTCTAGCTAGTACACGCAGTGGCAACGGTGGATTGGAAGCATGGAAAACCAGTGCGGATTATAATGGTAATACATCAGTAAAAAATAATGCCGCATCAAGTAATAATCCCACTGGCATTGGCTACGACAATGAGTCTGACAAATATTATCGATATAGTAACTTTGAAGACGGCATGGCTGCTGCCAATGAATATTATAATTATGGCAATGCAGTTAAGCCAGTTGGCAATCAAGGATCAGACAGATTATTGTTACCAGCAGATGTTAAAGCAGATCAACAATTAGAATATATTAAAAATAAATTGAAAGGTGGCAAATAATGGGCAGCGGTAATATTGCAAATCCTTATGGTAATGCCAGGACTCCCAAGAGCTATAATGAAAATGCCAATAACAACGGCAAGGCTAGAAGTCCTGGTGTATATGTCGGTATAGTGAAAAAGAACAATGATCCACAAAACATGGGTCGTTTAGAAGTCTATATAAAAGAGTTTGGTGGAGATCCACAGTTAGAAAAATCTTGGATAACTGTAAGCTACGCAAGTCCGTTTGCCGGTTCAACTAGTATATTTGATCAAGGTGCAAACGTCACTGAATATGAAGATACAATGAAAAGTTATGGCTTTTGGGCAGTCCCTCCAGATTTAGACGCACAAGTTCTTGTAGCTTTTAATGCAGGTAAGGTAACTGACGGGTATTGGTTTGCATGTTTATATCAACGAGGAACACAGGTTAGTGTACCAGGTATACCTTCTAAAAATACACACGGTGGTAAAAACAAACCAGCAGCTCCAAAAAATAAACGAGACTCAAATCCAGATTTAGAAAAATATGTAGAGCATAAGCCCATGAGCAATGCGCTAAAAAAACAAGGTTTGGAAAAAGATTTATTAAGAGGATTGACCAGTAGCAGTGCAACCAGAGAAACTCCCAGCAAAGTAGTGGGCATACTAACTCCAGGGCAACATCAATTTGTCATGGATGATGGCGATAAGGATGGTAATAATAAACTGATCAGACTTCGAACTACCAACGGCACACAATTATTATTAGACGATGCTGGTGGGCACATTTATTTAATTACTAAGAATGGTGAAAACTGGGTTGAACTCAGCAATGATGGGGCGATTCACATATATGGTGGCAACGATATAAACATAAGAAGTAAAAGTAATATTAACTTATACGCAGATAATGATGTTAACATAGAAGCAGGCAGAACTATTAACATGAATGCCAAAGAAGGTAATTTACAAATTCAAGCCGCAGGTGATCTTAATTCAACAGTTCAAGGTAGTACTAGACTCACCAGCGTACTCAGTAGTCACATATACAGCGGTACAGCACACTATGAAACAGCAAATGTTATTCATATGAATGGTCCGGATGCTGAATTGGCAGCGGCAATTCAACAGTATAAACTAGCGGTGAATCAAGGAGTAACTGAAAGTATATGTAGTGTGGTTCCAGAGCGTGAACCGTGGTCTGGTCACAGTGGTGCAATCAACCCAGTTGGTCCAGGTAATCAACAAATGAAAACAGATCCCAAACCCAACGAGACTCCTAGAAAACCAGAAGAAAAAGAACAGGGCGCACCTATTAGTACTCCTAGTGAAAAACAAGATGAAGTTGATTTAGCAGATGCCACTGCCAGCGACAAAGCCATTGGTGCAATTAAGAAAAGCAATGGATATAATCCAGTAAATACAAATGATGCAGGCACACAAAGTGGAGGCTATGGCAGTGATATGATTAATAATTCAACAAACACAACTGATAACATTACATTACCTACCGGTGATGTTGTTGGCACAAGATTAGGTTAATATGGCAACAGAAATGTCTACTTTTTTATCTGCGGCGACATTTGAAGAGTTTGATAAAAAACTTGGAGAAGCTGCCGCGGCAACTGCGGCACTGAGTAAAGGCGTTGCGGATATTCCAGGTTTGACTGGAACAACTGTTACTGAAAAAAATCTCATTAATAATTTAACTAATGGTATTAGTCCTGCACAGGCTAATAATATGTTGGCAAAGGATATTGTTAGTAATGAAGCATCTGTGAAGAAAACTTTGGCTTCTACAGGCGTGACCAAAATTCCACAAAATGTTTTTGACGGGTTGGTTAGTTTTCAAAATCAAGTTGGCGATATAAGCTATGCATATATTGGTGGCAGTAAAATAGATCTAACAGGTTTATATCAAAATGGTGAATGGGATAAAGCGGCAAGTTTTATTGCCGCTGATGAAAGAGATCGTCCTAGAAGAATACGAGAAGCATTGATGATAGTCAGTAACGACTATGGCCCTGATGTTGACGAGGTATCAATTATTAGGCAGGGATTAGACAATGCCAATGAGCTAATAGCCAAAAGCAAGTTAAACGAACAAACAGGTGATCCTGCCACGGATCAACAAGTATTGGCAGCCGCCACAAATTATATTAAAGAAACTGGTAAGACTGTGCCTAATCAAAGTTTTGCTATTAGTTTGGCTGCAGATAACAATGAATTACAAGAGCTGGTCAATCAAACTGCTGGCCCTTGGCCATATTAAAATCAGCGTTTTAGAAAAGGTGTTAGTTCAGGACTAGTCCAACCTTCTGGTTTAAGAACTTTGCCATCTTCACGTTTTCGAACTTTGCCGGTTGTTGGATCAATTTTAGCAAAGTTGGTTCGCATAACTTCTTTCCATGCACCTTCGCCATCAAAACCTGCACTATGAATGGCACCAATAGTAACAACTAAAATATCAATTAGTGCATCTAGTTGTTCAACTAAGTCATTGGCAGCAACTGCTTCTTTAAGTTCTGTGTGTTCTTCTTCAATGAGATTCAAATACATTTTGTATTGAGAAATAGAATACGCATCGACTTTTTGGTCACATGCAGTCATAAATCGTTCTTGATCTTTAAAAGGGTTTGTCATCTTGTTAGTTCTTCCATAAAAGCTTCGTGTATAGGCTGATGTGATACAGCTTTTAACCATCCATTGTTAATGCATTCGGCGATGATTAACTTATATTCTCTGGGACATTTATTATCGATTTGAAATCCTGCTCTTGGCACAAGGCTAATACCATCAGGACAAAAATGAAAATCGTTCATTCCTGAATGCCAAGTTTTAAATGTAATTTTAGGTGTTGAATAAGTAATTGTCATTTTTTAAGATTTTCCATGACTAGTTGTTCGGCATCCTGCTGTCTGCGTTGTTTGTCGAGTTCAACTGCTTTGATAAACATCATATCAACCAGTTCTGCCATGAGCTTTTTACCAGGAGATTCTAAATGTGAATATCGGGAATCAATATGACTGACATAAGATTGTTCTCGGTTTCTAATCGCAGCCATCAACTGTGCGGCAAGTACCGATCCAATTTCGCTTTCAGTAAGCATAATATTATCCTTTTTTAAGTGCTTCGAGGAACGCAATCTTTCCAAGTTCAGCTCCAAAGTCCTCGTCACTGCCAATAATATGTAAGCTCGTATAGTGACGATCCGTTCTTTGATCGTAGTGACTAATTTCAACAATTTTGCCTCCTGAAGCATTGTAAACTGTAAATCGTAAAGGCTCGTTTTCACTGCCCAGTGTTTGACTGTGATGGACACGACTGCTAATCGTAGCATTCATTTTTCTATCAGAATAAGAGTCAGGTTGAGTACTTTCTGAAGAAAAGATAAAGTTGTGTAATTTATTTCGTAGCCAATTTTTCATAAAACTCTTCCGGTAACTTCGTAGATTAGAGTATCTAGTTCACTTTGGTAATCTTGTCCTAGTCTACGTTTTTCATAGATAGTAGTAACTAAACTAGAATTATTGAAACCACCGATAACTTCTCCACGAAGTTCAAGTTCTTCAACTAAGTCGTCTGTGTCAAAATCTGATAGATCAACATCAACTGTAACATAAGTCATAAGTATTCCTCGTAGATTTTTTTAGCAATTTCGCTGGCAACACATTGAGCACGATCTAAATCGTGTGTAGTGTGAGTGCATCTGTTATAAGTTTTTGGATCAGCCATAATTTGCATAATGTCTTCTACAATTAATTTTGCAAATAAATCGTGATCAAAATTTGAGTAAGGGTTATAGCATTTAAGTGCTAGTTCTTTAATCTTTGTATTCATGTAAAGCCTTGATATCTTCGTGTTTTACTATTATAACATGATATACTTGCTTGTCAAACTTAATTGGCAAATCTAAATGCACACTAATCCGAGGACCTTCTATATGATTAATCACAGTATCGTTGCCAACCGTTCCAATAAATGGAATTTTATTCCAATAGCCAAATACTCTATCACCAATATACCATGTTGGCTTATATCCAATTCTTTCAAAGTAGTCAGTTTGATTGCCCATTACAATTTCTCCCCTGCTTCAAAACCTCGGAAACGTAAAAATCTAGGAAAACGCAGACTATATGTACCATCTTGATTTTGTGTAATAGCATCTGCTCTTACTTCAACCACTGTTCCAAACAGTGAATTACGATTAGTCCAAAAGTTGCTCCTATCGAGATCACTAAAACCGCTACCGCAATTGACTTCAATATATCGCCCTCCATCGTCTCCGGCGCAGATAAGTGCGCCCAATCGTCCTTCATTTCTTCCTGTTCCTTCTTCGACACCTTGTACCTCCAAACTTACTTCAATAAAAGGCTTTAGTTTCAACCAAGCATGACTTCGCTTGCATTCATAAGGAGCCAAAGGATCCTTAATCATAATGCCTTCATAGCCGCCTTCGATGGCCAGTGCATTAATTTCTTTATATTTTTGTTGACCTGATTCAGAGTCCAAATCAACTAGTTCTTGACCCACCATTGTTACATTAGGCAAAGAGTTTTGATGATGAAGCATGAACTCTTTTAAATGATTGCTACGAAATTCTTGGGTAGCGTTCCAGGTTCCTTGTTCAAAATGAACCAATGGAATACAATCAAACAAATGTAGAATTGCATCTTCTGCATTAACATCGCTTTTACGATGTACTTGTTTCATCAAATCTTGGAAACTGCTTGACATAATCTCACCATCAAAGACCCAAGGCTCTAACAGCGTATCTGTGATAGATTTAAACTGCTCTGCTATGTGAGGAAAGTTAACAAGCTCTTTACCATTGCGACTAAACATGTTGACGCGACCATCAGGGTACACTATAGTGATAACACGAACACCATCAAGTTTAACCTCGATAAGTCTAGATCCTCGGACCTTAGCTTCATGATTAGCACTATCATGGGCAAGCTGACAGCCAAAAACTGGAATAGCATAGTCAGTATATTTCTTCTCCACAACCTTGTTGATTGTTTTTTCACTGACACCACAGCGTAGATCTTTGATAAGGATGCGACGATACCAACCATTCCATTGTGCATTAGTACAGTTTGACATTAACTGATCAATGGTACTCCGAGCAAGGTTACCAGTGATACTGCGATTAACAAAACCAGTGATGATAAGTGTAAATGAGTCCCAATCAACACCAGGGCCATCAGGCCCACTGCGTTCTGGAACTTGTTTAATACCAAATGTAATGGTGCTGTCTAAGGCAAGACGACAGCCTTCAAAAAATTCATCATTGCCTGCTTCAGCTTGGGCAAGGATAATTTGTTCTTTGTTAGTGCGAAGATTGTGATCTTCTAAACTGCTGATAACATAATAGCAAGGATCAAACATTTAGTCTCCAAAAAAAAATCTCTATGCCATATTATAACAGCATAGAGATTTTGTGTCAATTAATGATTTTTAATCATTGTCTGTGACAATTACAGCAACTTTATCGACCCCAACTAACTTTATTCCATACTCGTTCATGACACCAAAACAAAAATATTTTGGTAACGACTTCAGTTATCGCAATTCCGCCAGCTAAAGCAAGTTCTCCGGTTATCAGCCAACTTATAATAAATGTGTCAACTGTACCGGTTACTCGCCAACTAATTGCTTTGGCTAAACTGCGTGTGGGTGTATCACTCAAGGCCTAAACTCTTTCTAATTTTAGTAGCACTGACGTCTGTTATATTTTTATCAAATGTTTCTTCTTCGATTTTGTAACCAACATCTCTGCCATATGTAATATTTACAATATTTGGAACAACTTGGATTTCATATTGCCCTTGATATACCATGTCCAAATCACGACGAATAAATGATTTTACCTTTTCAATTTCAAATGGATTGCTTCCTTGCCAACCTTGACAGTCTCGAATTTGAATAACAACTTGTCCAGTTTTGGTAATGGCACGTTCAAATAATGCACGATGACCTTCGTGCCAAGGTTGCCAACGACCCAACATCTGCACCGTAGGTTTTTTCCAATCAAACACAGGACGTCTGCGATTGTCTAAAATGTGTGAAGCAATAAACTCGCCCCATTTTTCTGCCTTTTGTTCTGTGATTCTAAAATCATATTGTTCAGGAGTAATAAATGCTTTATTAGTGTCTTCATAACGGCCTTTGTCAATAGTATCAACCCAAACAGTCCAATCTGCTTTAAAGTTGTTACGCATTTCTACTAATGGTGCAACAAAGTCACAGATAACATAATCTACATCTGTCATGCTATCAGCCAGTTCTCGCATACGCAGACTTTGGCGAACTCGGCCTTCTGTACTGAAGTCCCAGTCATTGTATTTCTTACGCACATCATCGGCATTTAACCAACCAACTTTGACTTTCCTAAAAGGTGTCAGTGAAGTTTCATTAATTTTATAAGCATCTTGTAAATGGTCAACAATATGTTGTGCCAAATATGTCTTACCAGCTCCAGGTAAGCCCATTATTAGTATTCGTTTTGGTGTATTATTCATCATAGTGATGATCCTGCATTAAATCTTGCCGTTTTCTATACAACATTGATAGTTCATCTTTGAGTTTAAGTTTTTCTTTTTTAAGTGTTTCTACTTGATATTCATCCCATGATTTTTGGGAAAGAATTTGTTCAAGTTGTCTTGCCAATTGAGTGTGTCTGTTGTCCACAGTTCTGATATGATGTTCGAGAGAGTCGATGTCCATTTTAATCTCCTTAAAAACCGCCATAGTTGACAATATATATTTAAGGCTGTATAATTGTTTTTACGGGCAACCGATTTATAAGATTAAATAAAAATATGAGTGATGTATTACTTTTAAACAGCGATGGTACTCCACTATCAATGTTACCACCCAGTGTCATTGATTGGACTTATGCCATCAAACTAGTTTATCTAAACAAAGTATCTGTGGTCAAAGAGTATGATGATTGGGTAGTTCACAGTCAAAAATTAGCAATTCCTGTGCCCAGTATCATTATGACCAAGCGTTATGTGCGTCCAAAAAATAAAGTATTGTTTAATCGTAAAATGGTTTATCTTCGTGATAATTACACTTGTCAATACTGCGGAGAACAATTTCAAGCCAAAGATTTGACATTAGATCATGTACAGCCAAAAAGCAAAGGCGGTAATAGTTCATGGAGTAATTTAGTTACATGTTGTGGTACATGCAATTGGCTTAAAGGTGCCAAAGCTATAGAGCCATTGACCAAGCCCAAAGAACCCAGCTATTGGCAAATGGTCAAAGTTGTTAAACAACATAATCCTTATCACATGAGGGATCCCGCCTGGGCAGAATATCTAGGCTATGAACAACCAAGGCAAGCAACAGGATAATAAAAGGCACTTAATGTGCCTTTTATATTGACTTATTATCTACATACATTATTCCATAATAAATACATGTATGAGAGTCTTTAAAGGTTATAGTACAGTGGGCAAGGAATGGGGCAACTTCAAAATCTATGATATTGAGCTTGCTAAACGTGATCTGCTCAATGAAATGTACACTCGTAAGGGTGAAAGATTAATGAGTCCCGAATACGGTTATATTGTATGGGATTTACTATTTGATCCATTAACTCATGAATTAGTAGACTACATTAGAGGGGATACTCTGCGAATAATCAGCAGAGATCCTAGACTAGAACTTAATACATTAGACGTTACCGAGGACGTTGATTTACAGACATTAACAGTGAAAGTAATTTTGAATTATGTTCCCACTGCGACAATAACTGATTTAGTAGCAGTTTTTTCCAGAGACATAGCTTCAAATAAACTACAAGGATAAGGCAATGCCAAAAGCAATTAGACAAGAAAACTTATACGGTGCAGAAGATTGGAGTATAGTATACAGCAGTTTTAAAAATGCTGAATTTACCAGCTACGATTTTGATACATTGCGTGACAGCATGGTTGGCTATATGCAAGTTAACTATCCAGAAGAGTTTAATGATTACATTCAAAACAGTGAATTTATTGCATTATTAGACTTGGTAGCTTATGTAGGACAAAACCTGGCATTCCGCATGGATTTAAATGCTAGGGAGAATATTTTAGATACAGCAGAGAAACGTGAAAGTGTGCTACGCATTGCACGTATGCTGTCTTATAAACCAAAACGTGTTCGTCCTGCTCAAGGATTTTTAAAAGTAACAAGTGTTATTACCACTGACCAAATCATTGATAGTACAGGTGCCAACTTGGCCAACAAAACAGTACAATGGGGCAGTGACACCAGCGAGTTAGAATATGAACGTTTTATTAGAATTCTAAATGCGGCATTCAGTGATAATAATAAATTTGGCACACCTGTGAAAAGATCAGTGAACAACGAATCTAGTAACATATTTGAAATATATCAATTTAATAATACAAATTTAATAACTAATTACTCTACCAGTGCTTTAGTAGATGGCATTGATTTGAATTTTGATTTGCTGCCTATTGATATTGATGCTTCTGGCTTTATTACGCAGTCTGAACCAGACTATCAAAATGCATTTAGTGTCATGTATAGAAATGATGGCAAAGGAGTCGGTAGCTCAAAAACTGGATTTTTCTTTTTAGCCAAACAGGGTTATATTACTAGTACCATTGAATACATATCTACCCCAGTGGCTAATGCAGTAATTGATTTGCCACAAACAGAAAATATCAGCGAAGAAGATTATTTTGTACAAACAGTTGATCAATACGGTACTGTATTAAAAACTTGGACAAGAGTTGGAAACTTAGATTTTTCAAATATTGTAGTTAATGAACAAAACGGTGTTAGCAAAGACATTTATGAAGTGATATACAGCGACAACGACATCACCAGTATCAAATTTGGTGACGGTACATTTACAAATGTTCCTACTGGGTATATTCGTATTTGGTATAGAACAGCGGAAAATAGTTTTATCAAAGTTCGATCTGGTGAAATTAATAATGTTATATTTGATATTACATACAATAATGCCAACAATCAAAGTCAAACATTGACCATGGTATTAGAGTTGCAGGACAATATGGTCACTGGACTTCCTGCAGAGTCATTAGCTGAAATCAAACAAAACGCACCGGAAGCATTTTACAGTAAAAATAGAATGGTCACAGGTGATGACTATAATGGTTTCTTACCAACATTAAACAATGATGTATTGTTTATGAAAGCTGAAAACAGAACATTTAGTGGACACAGTAGAAATGTTGATTTAAAAGATCCCACAGGTAAGAGTAGACCATTAATGGAATTTGCCGATGATGGATATTTGTATAGCACAGAATATACTAAGAATTTTTATATTGCAGATGACACAAGTCGTCGCACAGTTGATCTACTAGACGAATATATTGAAAATAAACTCAGTGATATTAGCTTGTTGAATTTTTACTATGGTAAATTGAACTTAGATGGACAAACTAACTCAACTAATTTTGACTTAGTTAACATGGGTAAGACTGCCTGGCATACAACATTAAAAACAGAAATTCCCGCTGGACAGGAAAATTTAACTGGAATTCAAGTAAACAGCATTAACACCGATGACCCATGGGATAGTTTTGACATCGGCGGCGGTATGATTCAAATTAACAATGAATTATTCAGTTATAGAGGGATTGACAAAAATACCAACACATTCACTGGTATTTCTCGTGCCCGCCAAGGAACTAAATTAGGATTACATACTCCAGGCACTGTTGTTTATAAAGTCTATGATTATAGATGGAATTCTGCATATTATGATATAACCAGTTCTAATGGTTTTGTATCTGAATCTAAATATAACCCAACTCCACAGAAGTTGGGATTTACTACCAGCGGTCCGTTGCGAACAGTGCGCCCAGGAAGTTTTATTAAATTTGAAGATAGTAATGGTGTGTTTACTTGGTCTACTATATTAGATATCAAAGGCGATGGCTTGGGTTTAGAAAATAGTTCTTATGTTTACACAGGTCTATTAGCCAATGGCATGGGTCCAGTAGAAATTAGTAAATCAATTGTTGATGATCAAGTTATACGAAGTATCATACCTGCATTTACTAGAGTCTTTGATGACACAACAAGATCTACTTTAATGGAAAAACTAGAAGATAAAAAAAGTTTTGCTTTGAAATTTGATAATCAAACGCCTAAGTGGACTATTATTCCAGATACTACTGTCATCAATTTGACCAGTGCTTTTGACACTAAAGACGATAGCACAGGTTGGTTGATATATGTAAAAAGAGAAACAGCAGGTTGGACAGCAACAATACGACAACTTGATTATGTTTTTGGCAGCGAAGAATTAATTCGTTTTTATAATATTAATTTTGCAACAACTTTTAATCCCAGCTTTCAAAATGTAAGTAAAGATTCAATTACCGTGTTGGGATTAGTTGAAGATACTGCAACTAAAAAATTAAAATTAGCAGAAAAACAAACATATAGAATCAGCGGATACTATGTTTATGATGATGGTTACACTGATAACAGTAAAGTTAAAGTCACACCCATTGACATGGACAATGACTTCTTACCAGATGACCCTCGTCACTTTTTAAATATAGTTGAGAATAATCAAATTGCATTAATTAACTATGATGAGGGAGATTTTAGTTATAATATTCCTGCAGAGCTATCAACTACTAAACCTATTCTAAAAAAAGTAAATGGCAAGATGTCATTGCCGTTTAAATGGAATCATGTTGTAGAAGCAGATCAAACATTGAATCCTAGTTTAACTAATATCATTGACGTCTATGTATTGACTAAAAGCTACAATGAAGAGTATGTTGTTTGGAAACGCAAAAATAATACAAAAACGGCGGCGCCGTTGCCGGCAACCACAGAAGAACTGAGAACTAGTTTTTCTAATTTACTGAGTTATAAAATGATGACAGATGAAATTATATTTCATCCTGTTAAATTTAAACCATTGTTTGGAACATTATCTGCTTCACAGTTTCAAGCACAGTTTAAAGTAGTTAAGAGTATGAAAAGCAAACTCACTGACAGTGAAGTTAAAAGTAAAGTAGTAAATGCCATTGACATATTCTTTACTCCAGGAAATTTTGGATTTGGTGAAATATTTTATTTTACAGAATTGGCTGCATATCTACACTCAAGTTTAAGCAATGATCTAAGCAGTGTGGTCATTGTTCCAATCAGTGCTGAAGGACGATTTGGTACATTATTTCAAATACAACCAGACAGAAATGAAGTAGTAACCAGTGTGGCAAGTGTAAATGACATCATTGTTATAAACGAAATCACTGACAACAATATTAGGATCGGCAAATGAGTAAACAAGTAAAAAAACCTGCCCAACTAACTCCTGCTAAAGTTAGTAATATAAATTTATTACCCAGCGGATTATCCACAGACCCTAATAAAAAAATGTTAGACTCCAGCCTAGACGTGATGTCTAGCAAAGGGCAGATACTACCGTTTAAAGAAACCTATGGTACTAGAGTAGCTAGTAACAAAATAGAAGAATTCTTTAAAGTAGAAAGTGATCAAGTTCGACGAGAAAGTCAAGGCAATAATATGTTGGTGCTTAAAAAAAGCGACGACACTTATCTTGGCAAAGTTTCTTACTATGATATTGATAACTATTTTAATATCAAAGGCAGTCAATTAAAAGACGGAGTAGTTTTAGATAAAAATATTAACGTATTGGATCTTCCAGTAGATCCTATTAAATTAGCAGACTACAGTTCATATTATTGGTTAACTGATGATTTACCACCTTGTAGAATTCATTTAAATTCTACAAAATTTTCTATTGTCAATGATTTGTTAGGTAAACCATTTATAACTATTAAAGATGATTCTATCAATCGTGAATTAGAATTACAAAATGGCATGGTTGTATATTTTACTGGTGCCATTGATACTGAATACAGAACCTTTAATGAAATATCTGCAGGTAATTTTATTCCCGGCAAGAGTTATACAATTACGGAATTAGGCACCACTGATTTCACTGCAATAGGTGCAAGTGATAATACAGTTAAGTTAGGATTCACTGCAACTGGTGCAGGCTCTGGAACTGGTAAAGCAATAAATGAAGAGATAAAAGCATATTACGTTTATGGTGTGGGGAAAAGTATAGGTTTGTTTCTTAAATCAAAATTAGAAATAAGAACTCCTATAAGTGGTTTAGAAAAAAGACCATGGGACCAATACGGAAATACTTTTGATTATCCTAAATCTTCTTGGGACGACAGCGAATGGGACGGTAGTAATATGACTACTGAATTTGTTGAATATGTTGTGCAAGAAAAATATACTAATAATGCCAACCAT